TGCACAGTCTCTTGACCATACTTCTTTGTTAGTCGAAAAAACTCTCTTGCAGGAATAGTAGCCACTGGCTTGCCAAGTACAGGGTGAGTCTTTCCTTTTAGTTGATTAGCTTCTTTTGTAGCCTGTGCAACTCTTTTCTTTTCTGTGTGTTTTTCTAAATTAAATCCAGTCTTGATCTCCTTCATAAAGGCACGATCAATCTCGCCATCTGAATAACGCTTAAAGTTAGGAACAATTATATCCATATTAAAAGGTGGGGGGCTTTCGCCCCCCGACCAGAATTAATTAAGCAAATGACCCAAGGTCTATGATTCTTAATGCGATAACAATATTACCAGCAGTAAGATCTCCAGTTGTGCCATTTACTTCAGCAATTACTGAAGTGGATGCTTGGTAACCAATAGCTTGTGATTGGTTGCCTGTGAATCCATCACCTGTGTTAAACACTGGTGCAGACATTCCATCAACATCAAGAGCGTCAATGAACTCGTCTGGGTCACCAGTTGTTGTGCCAACATCAAGAGTAATGTCAGTAGCACCATCAAGTGCAGTTGATTCAAAAACACCAGCCAACTCAACAGCACCACCAGCAGGGATAGTTGCTATAGGGAGTTGTGTAGCAGTACCAAGACTTTCACCAGTGAATGGGTTTGTGCCAGTTTTAATATCATTTAACTCAGAAAAGTTAAGCGATATGACGTGAGTGTAGCCAGAGCTTCCAGCTTCGTTTACGGTTAATTTAGCCATAATATTATATCTCCTTTGTTAAGGGTTAGCTAGTGATCTTACCGTGCGCACCAGGATGGTACATACCAAGAGTAAGAGCGCAATCAACGAATCCACGCTCACCGCCACCAAGATTAGGAAGGCGAGTGCTTCCCATTGGAATAAGCTCGTGAACACCGTAGTACTCAGGATTAAGAAGATAACCTGTGTAGTTAACTGGATTAGTTGTTGGCATACAGTCAGGGTTAGCGTTGACAACAGAAACTACACCGTGATCGGACTCATACAAGTCAACGGATAGTTTGATTGTTCCAGCACCACCATCGTAGTTAACAGAACGAACTCCAGGGTTTGCACCACTAGTAGCATCTGCACCAAAACGAGCAAAGTCGCTAATGTCTTGACGGAGCGCAACGTCTGCAACAAGCATAAGGTTGTTGGTATTTCCTGTTACCTTAAATACAGAAGAGATTATTGCATTTAAATTACTTTCAGTGAAGTTAGTTCCTGCGTCAACAATGCTATCAGAAGGTGTACGGTAATCAGAAGGAACGTCAGAAGGACCAGCGCTGTCCAACCAGTCACCTAGACCACGAAGTGCGCTAGCTGTGCCAGCACCGTCTTCAGTAGCACGGTCATTGTTGGATGCAAGAGTTGCTTCAACGTCACGTTTTAGTTCACGGATAGCTTTAGCTTCAGCTTGAGCGATCTTAGCTGGACCAACGGAATCAACTGCTTCTTGCAGATCAGAAACCATATAGTCACGGCGGAATTTTTGAATACGGTTATTAAGTTTTGCACGACCAGCAAATTTGTCAGTGAAAGCTGTTACGTCAGCACCTTCTGAAATACCTGTAGTTACAGGTGCAGCAAGTGTGTCAACAGTCCACTCAACATTAGTTGCAGATGCACGTTCCTTATTAGCCATCGATAAGATAGGAGTTTCTTCAGGCGCAAGGATAGTCAAGACATCAGTCAAGTCCTCACGATTGGAAACAGCCGATCCTGTATTTGTAGTATCGAATGTGTTTGAGAATGCCATTTTAAATAATTATAATGAGTATTAATTTAAGTTAAGTTATGAGCGAGCGCTCATTTTTAGTTTTCTAAGTTCGGCGAAATCACGAGCGTTACCCGTTTTTTTAAATCTTGCTTCAAGTTCTTTCAGAGCTTTTGCCGTTCTTCCTTGGGACTTTTCTGATTTAGCAGAGACTGGATTACCTGTCCTTGGTGGATTTAACTTAGGCGATGCCTTTGTTTCCACTACAGGTTTTCTTCCGTAGATGCTGTTAGTAGCGTGAGCGAACCAGTAATCAATCTGTGGTGCAATCTCAGGTGCTTCCTTGTTTAGAATCTCTTTGAGTTTCTTAAACCTTTCGTCACCAATAGTTGCTTCATATTGTTTACGTAGATCGTTGTCCTCACCCTCAAGCCAACTTAACTCTTCCTTAGCACGTTTATTAAAAGCTTCAGTCATCTGAATGCCTTGTTCTCGTACCTGTAAGGTATTAAGCTGGTCAGGTAAGAAAGTCTTTTGTGCTTTACGTGCCTGTAATAAGGACTTGCGCACATCAGCCTTTGTTAGCTCCTTGCCTTCTACTTCGGTTACTACATCATCCGCAGCATAGTTATCACTTTCAAAGAGAATATCTTCTGCCCATTCTACAATACTATCTACTTCTTTGGCTTTATCCTGTAGCTTCTCGATCGTATCGAGATTACTAAAAGGATTATTTTCTACCTTATTGTTTTGTAACGGATTTGGTTTTTCTCTTAAACGTGATTCTAACTGAGCGAGTCTCTCTTCAGCAGCTTTGCGTTTAGCAGTCAATTCACCGAATCGAGCTACAGCACGGCTTCCGAGTTTCTCAGATAGTTCCCGTAAATCCTCCTCTGACATATCGTCGAGGTCCAACTGTGAAAGAACGTCTTCGGATTCCTCTACCTCAGTTGTCTCATCAGTAGTAGTCTCTTGGACTTCTTCTTGTTCGACTTCCTCGGTTTCGACCTCCTCAGCTTCTGCTTCTTCGACTTCCTGTTGAGCTTCTGCCTTTGGTTCTTCCTTGGGCATCATCTCACCAATTCGCCGTTGAGCAAAATCCGTGACGGATATATTTGTCTTTTCCACTGATACTTTATCTGCCTCAGCGTTGGCAGTTGCGATTTCGTCTGTCATAATATAATCCACTCATTAACGCCGAGCGATGGCGATAAGCGGATTATAACATAGAGGTTTACATATATTCAGAATGCCTTTTAACTAACTCTTCCCAGTTAACTAATTGTAGTACTTGGTCATAGGTAATGATGCGACCTGATACCTGTTGTATGTTTTCAATACTAGCCTCGTGAAGTTCTTCTATTGCTTCTTC